CAGCAGACAGTGCCGAAATACCAAGACCAATATTACCAGTTCCAGTTGTAACACCAGTTCCTATTGCTAATCTTCCTATTGCAATATTATCATCACCAGTTGTGGCAGCACCTAATGAGTTCAACCCAGCTGCTATATTACAAGTTCCACCCGCTTGAAGTGCATCTCCAGAAGTGAAATCGAGTAATATATTCCCATTGGTGGGAATCGACCGTAAGTTTGCGAGTTCTCTAGCTTGTGACATAGTTATGACCTTCTAATAAATTTCTGATTACAGATATAATTCTATTCTTTTATATTTATAACCAAACAAAGTTAGACGACTATCTTATCTAATCCAACCGTCTTCTTCTTTTCTTCTTTGAAATTATCCCAGCTCATCGTGCCAGTTGACTTCTTTCTCATTTTTCCGTCTTTTTCTTTTGGTTCTGTATGTAACTCTGCTTGTGCTTCTTCTTCCAAATCATACAACTTCATCTTCGCTCTATCAATTCCAATCACAAAGTTTCTGTTTTTGACAGGATCATTGTATCTATTCTTGAGTTGTTTTACCTTGATTTGATTGTGTTCTTCCAGTTCTTCTGTAGAAATAAGAGCAAACATAAAGTCAGCAGTTGCAGGTAATCCAAAACTTTCACTGGTATCTTCTAGACCAACATCTGAACTCATAAACCCTGTTCGATTCAACTGAGTAGCAGATACGATAGGTAAATTACATTCTACCGCTAACCCTCTCAGTTCTTCAGCAATTGCTTTGACAACAAAATACGAACCAGCAGATATGTTATTCTTGTATCGTGTAGAAGTGCAAAGGTTTAGATAATCCATGAATATAATGTCTGGAAAAAATCCCTTCTTAATCTTCAGTTCGTTTATCAGAGCACGAAAGTTGTTTGTCGATGCAGTTGCTGTAGGATATTCTTTTACAATCAGTCTTCCCTTGATTTTATCCTTCAACTTATCCATTTTTTTAATGTAAGTAGTCTTGGGCATATTCTTGAGAGAATCCAAAGGAACATTCATAAGATTAGCATCAATCCTCTCAGCAATTCTTTCCTCCGCCATCTCTAATGTGATATAAAGAACATTTTGATTTTCAGTAAGACAACTTGAAGCCATATGACACATGAATAGAGATTTACCTACTCCTGTTCCAGCAAGTGCAATGTTGAGAGTTTTTCTTGGAAGACCTCCACCAGTAATTCTGTTGAAATATTCTAAGTCGAAAGGTATTTTTTCTTCTTTTCTGTTATAAAACTCAAACCGCTCCACAGAATTGTCGAGATAATCGTGCCCGATATGAGTGTCAAAAGTAACAGATAAAGCATCAGATAGGATAGTAGGGATAGCATCTTTGGAAATTTCTGATTTAGTAGATTCATCGAATATTCCTATGGAATCTGTGATTGCATTATAGAGTGCTTTATCCTGACAAAACTTTTCACTTCTTTCAAGTAACCACGATAAATCTTCTCTATTTTCTTTTTGATGAGTCGCCTCAGCTTCATTTAATAATTCAGTAGTGATACCGAATTGGTCTTCTGTCAAATCATTCCTATCACTCAATTCGATGATAAGAGCTTCTTTGCTAGGTAGGTTGGAGAACTTGTCAAAGTATTTATAGATTTCGTTGAAAACTGACTTGTCTGTATATTGAGAAAAGTATTCATCCTTTATAAAAGGCAAAGTTTTTCTAGCAAACTCTTCGTTGTATAACAAATTTCTAAGTATTGTATTTTCTATTCGTTCCATGTATCAATTCAAAACTGGTTTGGTGAAATCATATTTTTTGTTTTTTTGGTCTTCAGTTTCTTGTTTATGAGCCTCTAATTCTTCACTGACTACATGAATGTAAATTAGACCAAGCAGATACTCAAACTCTTCTCCTGCTAGGTCAGAAACTTCTTCTCCCATCTCTGGTGGAATACCAATCATGTCATATTCATAACGTGCTTTGGTTGTTCCATCTTCATTATCTTTATCAGCAAATTGAAATCTTCCATATGCTACAACCACTCCCTTGAACGGACCTTTCTCTATTATGACACAAGCTCTATCTTTTCCTTCGGGGTCTGGTTTGATACTATAATGATTCTTTATCTCCGCTGGTGTCATCTCCATCGGTATCTTCTCCGATTTCTTCGTCTTCTGTTCTTCCATAGGTATACTCTACTTTCGTGTAATTATCAATTTGATTCAAGATGTCTTCTGTAAAATGTTTCTCTGGATTTTTGAGGATCTGTTTTCCGAATAGTTTTGAACCATCTGGAAGTTCGTATCTTGTTGATACTTTCTTGAATAATCCCGCGGCTTCTGCCATTTCAAGAAGACCGTAGTACTTACTCAATCCTTTGCTATACGTCAAGAGAACATCAACCATCTTATTCTCTTTAGTCATTCTTGATTTTTGCATCTTACAATGAATGATGTTTCCGATTACTTCAGTTCCATCTTTTTCTTTTCTCTTTGACAAAAATACGATAGAAGAAGCAGCGTATTGCATAGCAGAACCTCCACCCATAACCTTTACTGGATATAACGAACCAATCTGGTCATACACATGATTGGTGACAATAAACGGAACATTCACTTTTGCAAGCATCAACGTAAGAACACGAAAAGTTCCCTTGATTACTTGTGCCTTTGTCATATCTCGTTTCTGGTTGTCTTCTGATACGTCTTTCATCTCTTTGATTGTTGACAGCATTCCCAAAGAATCCAGACACATCATCAATGGTGGTCTATCTGACTCTGATTGTTCACCATATTTTTCAAGTATCTTAACCGCTTGATGTCGAAACTCTTCTACTGTTGCAACAGGCATATGAAATACTCTTGTCGTATCAATTCCACGATCTTTGAGCATATCACTTGTCAATGCTGATTCTGACTCAAAGTAAATACATCCAGCTGTGGGATTCATATCAAGAAAATGCTTGATGATTCCTAATGTGAAGAATGTTTTACCAGTTGCTGACTCACCAGCAATTGCTGTAATCTTGTTTGCTGGTAATCCACCATAGATACTTCCTGACAATAGTGCATTAAACACATAAGAACCAGTATCAATGTATTGTGAAACTTCACCACCAAAAATACCATCATCAACTAACATACCGTATTCGTTTCCTGCTGCTTTAGCAAGGTCACTCATATAACTCATATTTTCCCTTTCAATTATTTTTAACCATACTTAATGATAACCATTTATTACGAAACAGTCAAGTTTTTAATAAATCTCTCAGTCTCAGTATATCCTCCAATGTATTCCTCATCGATGATAACTTGTGGCACAGTAGAAACTTTTTTACCAACGTCTACACTCATTTGTTTGAACAATTTCTTATCACCTGAGATATCAATTTTCTCAACTACTATACCCTTTTCCGTCAAATCTTTTATTACTCTATCACACCAAGTGCAAGTTGATGTACTGTATACTTTTGCAATCATTTTTTCCTTTATAATTTTTTAAGTTTCTTAAAAATATCCCACGTTAGGATCTTGAAATCTTCACTACCGTTTTCTTCTTCGTATTCGGCAACATTCTCCTTATCAATCACTTCTTTATCTGATAAATCAGGCATGACTGTGATTGTTCTTGTCGCCATTTTTCTCTCTTTACGATAATCCCTCAAAGAGATATTTGCAGCTATCACCAAGACAACTGCGAGAGGGTCAAAAACAAAGATGAGAAGAATAATAATCCAACGAACTGCCTGTTCAAGTTCACGTTCACTGACATCATCATATAACATCGAAGCAACATAACGAATGGGGCCTGTTTCAACCTCCGCAAGATTGATTTCCGTTTTCATACTAAACTTCTCATCTGTAAAATTGTCTATTTCTTTTTCTAATCCTTGTATTTTTGTTTTCAGGAGATTAGTTTCATTCTCCATCTCTCCAATTTTTTGTAATCCTTTACTCACTGCACCAAGTTCAATGTATCTCTCAAATGCTTTATCTAAAATATCCAATCTACTTTGGTGTCTACCGATTTCTTTTTGTCGTTGTTCTACCTTGAGTTCTATTCGTTGTATTCGTGACTCTAATAGAGCAGTGGGTGACGATTGAGTAATGTGAGCCCGAGAAAGAAATCCAAATATACCAAGTGAGGTTATCAACATCAAAATAATAATTGCAGAGATAAAATAGGATTTCATTATAATCGGAGAAGTTTTCCAGTTGGTAAATGTCCAACTTGCACAGATTAATTTTCCCACCTCCAATACCGCGCCCATTACCACAATTGCGGTTGTCGCACCAGCAAAGATTGCCATCAAACCAACGATAGAATAATATGCAGCTACAACTGAAATAGCAAGCGCTGTTGCTAAAGTGAGAAGTCCGAAAAACATTAATTACCGAAAAAACTTTCCAAATTTGAAATGTGTTCTGTCTGCCACCCCACAGCATCCAAGATAACTTTCATCGGTTCAATAAACGATTTTGAAAACATCTTATCATAGTCAATAAACTCTTGTAACTCAAACTCTTTAGGAAGTTGATTCAAAATCCCAATCACTTCTCCACCAGTAGTATTCTGTTTCTTGAGATAAGCAAACTTTATCTTCTCACCATCTTTGATTGTAGGATAATCATTTACTAGTTTGTGATCTTTCAAGAGTTTGTTGTAAAGCAACGCAGCTTTGACATGAACAGGAGCACCTTTCTTGTGAAGATGAGCAGCATCGTGATATTTCTCAAGACCACGAACCGAGCGAGGAAAGAAGATTTCTTCTGCTCCCAATGTCATAAACTCTTTACGAAAATCATCAATGTATGATATAACATCATCTTCAGTTCCATTCATAATAATCTTAAAGAGATGTTTCATCTTCTCTTTACAAGCAGTGGGCGTTGAACTTCTTATTGCATCCACTCCCATCATTTTGAGTTTAGGTTCTTCGTATCTCACACCCTCTGAATCATACACATTCAAAATGTATCTCTTCTTGGCTGTCCAGAGTGCTTTGTCTGCAAGATTCTCTCGTTTCATTACCATCTTCTGTTCAAACGCATTTACATAAGAACCAAGATTATCATAAGATTTATCAATAACCTTTTCCATCTGCTCAGCACAAACCTTATCGAGAAAATCAATCACTTTGTTCTTGTCTTCTATGTCATCACCATACACTTGTTTCACAAGGTCATCCATGCAGATATAAACGGAATCAGTATCTACCGCAACAACATAATCTTTTTCTTCTTCTGGTTTTAGTACCTCATTCAGATAACGATTGATTTCTTTCTCAATCCACTTGATAGACAACTGACCTGAAGTAGTAATGGCTTCT